GGCAGCGCCTCCTCGAATGAGCCGGCCTTGTCCGCCTTCCGCAGAGCGACGGCAAGCGCCACGGCTTCCTCGCGGGTGATATGATACCGTTGCTGCATGGCGCGGACATAGGCCAGCCATCCTTCGATGGCGCCCGGCTCCCCGCGAAGCGAGCCCGCATAGCGGTCAGCGGACACCCGTCTCTCGGCGGCCATACCGCCAAGCGCATCGCCGACCGAGAGCAGGTCCTGCATCGCCGTCGAGCGGGCCGCTTCCAACTGCACACGATGCAGCCGCTCGACCTCATCCGCAGCTGCGCCGTATTGCTTGATCAGGTCGGCACGGGACGCCTTGCTATTGTCCGCGGCGGTCGCGAACGCCTTCAGGCTGTCCTCGGCCTTGTCGAGCGCGCCCTCCACGTCGCGGCCCGCGGTCGCCACCTTGAGCAGGCTCGTCCCGAGCGGGATCAGCACCGCCGCCAATGTGCCGGCAACTGCGCCGGCCGTGCCGAAAGCCAGAAGCATGTCCGGCAACTGGACCGCGAGTGCCTGCACCCACTGCCCCGTGACCGCGCCCGACTGCGCCACCTGGTTGAGCTGCAGCGAGAACTGCCGCAAGCCATGGCTGCCCATGCCCGCCCGCTGCCCCACGCGCGCCGCGCGCTCGCCGACTTCCTCGATCGGCCGGCGCGAGCGGTTCGCCGCGTCCGCGACGTCCTGGAACGCCTCCTGACCGACCTGCCCGATGCCAAGAAGCTCGGCGCGGACCTTGTCGCCGCCCTCGGCCGAGAGGCGGACACCGAACTGCTTCTCGGCCATGCGTGGATTCCTCGCCTATTCCGGGGAGCCGATGACCTCTCGATCTCCGCCCGACGCGCCCTCGCGCTTGTTCAGCGCCTGCACGAGCCGCGTCTCGATGGCCGGCAGCAGCTCCGCCACCGCCATGCCGTCAATGCCGAGCGCCGCCGCCATCGCGAGCGCAGCCCCGAGGTCGAGCCCGATCACCCCGCCCAGCCCAGCGACGCGCAACTGCCCGGACACCCGGAGCGCGAGGTCCCAGACCTGAGCGCCCTCGAGCGTCCGAGGCCGGTTCACTTCCGACGGGCAGTCTTCGCAGGTCCCCTCGCACGCGCCGCAGTATTCTCCGCCTCCTCCGAACTCCCAATCGGCGAGGCGGCAGAGGCGTTTTTTTCCTGTTCCAGCGTGTAGATGCGCTGCAGCACGTCGCTCGACCAGGCCGAGTAGAGCGGCCAGATGTCGAGCAGCGCGCCGACCGTCTCCGGTGTCACCGGAGCGGCCTCTCCCTCGTCCGTCCCGACGCCCTCCCATTCGAGGATCGCCAGGCGGCCAAGCGCCTTCACGAGCGCGACCTCGGCCGCCGGCATGTCGTCGCCAGCGGACGCCGCGGCGAACTCCGGGTCGCGCCGCGCCGCCATCACCAGCCCGGTCGTGATCGGCGCCACCTTCACGCGGACGCCGGCCGCGAGGTCGAACCAGCGCGGCTCCTTCGAGAGATTGAGGCGGATCATGTGTAATTGGCCCTGGTGTTTTTGAGGACGACAGTCGCCATGCTACCCGTGCCAGATGCGGGCATCGAAGCCTGCCAATTGAAGGTCGCCTGCACGCCACCCGGGCCTTCCACCGGGATGCGCGGCCGTGGCAGCCAGACCTCGTTGGCCGTCAGGGTAAAGGACTTGTCCGCGTCGATGGTGTAGGCGAACTCCAGCGAGCAGGCCGTGCCGGCAATGGCCTGGTCGAGCAGCGTGGCATCGGCAAAGCGCGCCACCAGGGACCCGCCGAGAGAGGCAATGCCCGGGTCGGTCCCGTCAATCATGCCGTCGCTGCGGATCGTCTCCACCCGGTCGAGCCCATTGGAATACCGAACGTCGGCCGAGACGATGCTCGCAAGCGTAGCGCCGTTGCGCTTGATTGATCCGTGGAACGGGCCGAAACGCGTCAGGCCGAAGGTGGTGGGTGATCCGGCCTCCGTAGCCGGTGCCTTGACCTCGGTCTGCGCGATCAGTCCGACCTCCATCGTCGTGAGGCCAGACCGCTGCATCGACCAGCTGAGGGTGTCCACCATGCAGCCGCGATACATCGCATAGTGCGGCACCTCGGGGAGCCCCACCTCGATGGACAGCGACGGCAACGCCCATGACCCGGTGGTGAAGGTGTGGGTGCGGTTGGTCGTGCCGGTCGTGGTGGGAGCACCGAACGCCGCTTTGAGCCAGACGCCGAGCGCGGCCAGATCGATCGGCACCGTCACCTGTCCGTCCGCCGTAAGTGCGTCCACCGCCGGCGGCAGCGGGTCGCGACCATAGCCGAGAAGCTCGCTGTCGATCAGCGGGCGCTCCGACCCGAGGTTGGACCGAGCAAAAGGCATCTGGTACCAGTTCGATGCCGGCACGACGCCATAGGTCGCTTCGAAAGACACGAGCATCTGTGCCCGTGCGCCAACTGCCCTCGCCATGGGGGCCTCCTTTCGTTGATCAGGCCAGAGGCCAGGGGGTGGTGTAGGTGAGGATCACCGGTACGATCGCACCGAAGATGCCGGGCGCGCCGTCCGTCGCGAGGTCCTCGGTGATGGGAGAGACCGGCTCGAGCCACTCGATCACGCCGCCGAGGGTCAGGTCGAGCGCCAGTGTCGCGCCGAGCCGCTCGATCAGAGAGTCGATCTCGTCGGGGCCATCGGCCGGGTCCACCGGCTGCACCACGATCTCGACCTCGGCCCGATGCTCGTAGTGCCAGCGCGCCGGGGACAGCGTCACCTCCGGCTCGCCCGGATCGCCGTCTCGCAGGGTCAGGAGGCCGCCCACAGGGACGGCGGTCGGGAACTCGCCGCCGCGCCGGGCCGTGGTGCCGGGAACGGTCAGCAGCGCCGCATGGAGCGCGTCGAGAGCCTGCTCGCGGGTCGTCGTCATGTCAGCCCTGCCAGTTGCGGAGGATGCGGGACGGCAGCGTCGCTGCCACGCGCTCGGCCTCGTCCATCAGGGCGAGCCGCTTTCGCAGCCGCACCTGCGGCACGAGCACGAATATCGGTATGGTGGCCGCGCCCTTGCCGTGCCGGCCGCTCTTGAGCAGCCGCGACTTCCCAACGCGGCCGGTTCGCGTGAACTTCGCGTCGGCGACCAGGAGGCTCGGCGCGCCGCGCCGGTAGACGAACCGCAGGCGCTGGCCGCTCTTGGCCTCCCACTCGCCCGGGGTGATCCGCTTGCCGCGGCGGCCGGTGCCGGCCGCGGGCAGCGGGATCGCCAGAAAGAAGCCGTTCGCGGACCGGATCACCGCCCCGCGCTCGTTCGGCCCGATGATCTCCGGCGCATTTGTCCAGACGCGGGCGGCCGCATTCAGCGACGCCCCCATCTTCGGGTAGGACGCGGACCGGATCGTCCGGGCCATCCGAGCGCCGAGGGCGCCGGCCACCTGCGTCCGCCAGCGGGCCTTGAGATCGGAGCCGGCGGACGAGACGCCCCGCTGCACGGCGCGCTCGGCCTTCTCGACTTCCTTCGGGAGGTCGCCGGTGCTGATGACCTCCGCCTTGATCATGGGCCTTGCCTCAGACGATCGGCGGCACCGGCCGCAGGTTCAGGGTCCAGGTCAGCCGCTCCCGGTCGCGCATCGGCTCCGCCTGCACCACGAACTCGTCCGAGCCGATGGTGAGGCGGTGGCCCATGGCGATCGAGGGCGCGGCCTCGACCATCACGTCCACGATGGTCGAGCCGCTCGCATAGGTGCCCTCGCCGTAGTTGATGCCGACGTCCGGCGACTTCCGCATGGCGCGAAGCTCGACCGGATCGGCGGCGGGGGGATGCCAGACCGCCGGCACGGTCATGTTGCGGTCGCGGAACATCGTCCGCACCGCGCCGGCGAAGGCGCTCATCAGAACGCCGGGTTGAGCCGCACGCGACCGATGATCGAGCCGGCGGCCCCATCGACCGGGACTGTCGCCACGCCGATCAGCGTGTTGCCGGAGGTCGTCGTGGTGGCGACCTTGGCCGTATTGTCCCAGTAGACCTTGGCGCCGACCGTCCAGGCCTGCGACGCAGCCTTGGGCAGGTCATAGACACCGCCGGTGTTCAGCTGGACGTCGGTGCCGCTGGCGGCGTCCGCCGCCGCGACGCCAAACAGGGAGCCCACGAGGACCAGGTCGCCGGAGTTTACGGCGGCGGGGGCGGCAACGGTGATGACGTTGCCGATTGCGATGAAGTTTTTCACGGCAGGATACCTCTCTTGCCAAATGGGGATGCGAGCGGGGTTCCGCCCGAGCGATCAGAGGCCGGGCCGAAGCCCGGCCGCCATCATCACGTCGGCGCTGCGCCGGGGTTCTTGTAGAGGCCGTGGTAGTCCATGGCGCCTGCGCCGAAGTCGTGGCGCGCCTTGTTCTCGACACCGTCCACCTCGAAGCCCTGGCGGGTCTCGGTCTGCACGCCCTCCTGCCCCTCGAGATAGGCATAGTCGATCGTGTCGATCCGGGCCGGGTCGGCCGCGAGGAACCACGGATGCTGCCCCGAGGTCGGGATCAGCCGCGGCTCTACCACGATCTCGAGGCCGGAATTGGCGTAGACGTTCACGTCTGCCGATTTGGTCGGCGTCGTCTGCGTCAGCACCCGGCGCGCCTCCAGCTCCCGCGGTCCCGGCGGCACGATCAGATACCTCGGGGTTACGCGGATCGTCCGGCCGTCCGAGTCCTTGCCGGTGGCGAACGCCTGCATCGCCGCCGCCAGAGAGGCATCCGTGATCGTCGCCGCCGTGCCGAGGTTTCCGTGGGTCGCATGGAACAGCGCCACGCCGTCCGACATAACCGGGTTCGCCAGAAGGATGCCGTAGACGATGTCGCTCTCCAGGTCCGCCGCCGCCGTGCCGAAGCGCTGCGGGAGGCGGGCGAGCGCGTCCATGTCGTCGTTCACCAGCAGCTGCCGGGTGAAGGCGATGATGCGGCCATAGGTGGACAGCATGATCGTCTCGCCGACGCCGCTGATGGTGCCGTACTGGAACTCGGCCGCCTCGTTGACCTTGAGCAGGTCCGGGGCGCCCCAGCCGATGCCGCGGGTCGCCGGACGGAAGTCGCGCAGCGTCGTGCGGCGGGCCCAGGCCGTGAAGGTCCGCGGCGTTTCCTCGTAGGCCTCGCGCAGCGTCTTGTTCATGACGTTCGAGACGATCAGCGCGAAGTCCGAGGTGGTGTGGTAGCCGACCGCGGCCCGAGCCTGCAGCGCCGCCGCGATCACCTCCGCCGGATACATGCCGCGCGCGTCGCCGCCCGACCGCTCGAGGCAGAGCCGGGCAATGTCGTGCATCCGCATGCCGCGGAACTCGCGGGCCGAGTCCGGCAGGGTAGTGCGCGGGTTGATGCGGTGCATGATCGCGTCCGCCACGGCCGACCGGAACTCGACCTGACGCTGGTCGCCGGCGCGCGGGGCCGCCGCCACCGGCTCCTGCCGGCGGCCGTAGCCGTCCGAACGGGTCGCCAGCGTGTCGAGGATGGTCTCTCGGACCTTCTCGATGCTGTCGCCCCGCTCGATGAACCCGGCCGCGGCGTCGCTCATACCATGCCGGGCGCAGAGCGCGGTGACCGCTGCGGTGCGCTGGCGCTCGGCCGCGATGGCCTCCTGCGCAGCCCGATAGGACTCGCCCAGCGGCGGCTGACCTTCGGGCACCGGCTGTTCGGCCGGACGATCCGCCGGCTTGGGCGCTTCCTTCGGCGCTTCGTCCTTGGTCGCGGCGCGGGTTTCGCCGTCCGCGGCGAGCGGGGTATGCTCGTCTTTCATGGTGCCCTCCTTATGGGCCAGAGCCGCGCGGGCGGCGGAAGCACCGGGCCGGTTCACGGTGCAGGGGAAAGTCGGCTGCGGACCGCCGCCCAAGGCGGACCGGATCACAGCCCCGGCATCGGCAGGCATAGGCACCGCCGAAATCTCGTAAGGTTCCCAATCAACGGCGCGCCAAAGCTCGCGCTGGCCGTCCTTCTTCTCGATGCTGTATTCGTGGACGGCATAGCCGACCGAGACGAACCGCACCGACTTGTCGAGGATCTTGCGAACCGCAGCCGCCACGTCCTCGGCGTCCGTCAGGCGCACCTTCGCATGGCCCTGGCCACCCGAAATCCGCACCGATCCCGGCACCACCGACCCCAGCACCGACCGCAGCGAGTAGCCGTCGTGCGTGTCGAGGAAGGGCGCGCCGGCATTCAGCCGCTCGAGGCGGATCGCGCCCGGCTCGACCACCAGTTCCTCGTCGTATTCGACGCGATCGTCCCAGCCTTCCCAGCGCGCGCGCTGCACGCGGGCGCCGGTCGTCCAGATCACGTCGATGGTGCGCGCGTCCGTGTCTACGCCCGCGACCTCGGCCGCACGCGCCATCATCGGCACCGCGAGGGTGCCGGCTTCGTCCTTCGCCATGCCGATGCTCCTAGCTGCTGGCCGGCGGGCCGCTGCCCCCGCCTTCGTCGCCGGGGCTCTGCGCCTGCCCGGCCTTCGTCACCTGCGCCGGGTCCGCGTCGAGCACGAGCCCGACCGCCGCCGCCGCCGCCAGATGCTCAGACTGCTCGCGCAGCACATCGTCCGGCGAATAGCCCCGCTTGCCGATCATCTGCGGCACCGACGCGAAACCCGCCCGGACCTCGAGCAGGTCCGCCTGCGCGTCCTGCATGGGGTTCACGGACTCGAACCGGGGCGGGTCCCACTCGGCCGGCACATGAGGCACCGGGATCAGCCCCTCGAGGAACGCCGCCTCGCAGAACCAGGCCCACACCTTTTCGCAGGCCATCGGGATGACCGTCTGCCACTGCAGCAGCTCGACCATCCGCCGGAACTCGTTCATGCCGACCCGGGAGGACGAGAAGTTGACCTGCCTCAGATCGCCGGTCAGCAGCTCATACGGCACCCGGTAGCCGGCCGCGATCATGTGGGCCGACACCGAGGACCACTCGTAGATCCCGGTCGTCGGCGCCGGCTGGTTGAACCGCACGTCCTTGGCGCCGCTGGCATAGGCCAGCATCCCGGGCTCGAATCCCTCCACCGGCTTGCCGCCGACGCCGGTCAGCGACGGACTCGCGCTCTGCTCGGTGTCCTCGCCGATCACGACGCCGACCATGCACGCCTCCGTCTTCTTGCGGACCCGCTCCGACAGCATCCAGTCGTCGTGATCGCGGATCGCCAGCATGGCCGGGGCGCCCCACGGCACGCCGCGGCTCTGCGTCCGCTGCCGCTCGAACAGATGCGCGACCTCCGACGCCTCGACCCGCTGCGATCCGCCCCGACCGTAGAAGGACCGGAAGTTGTCGCCCGGGTGCTCCGGGTGCAGCCAGTAGGCACGGCGTCGACCGTCCGGCCCGTACTCGATCCCTTGCGAGATGCGCGACTCCGACCCGAGCGAGACGCGGGAGTCATCGAAATGCTCGGCCTCGCGGACCTCGACCTGGAACGGCAGCGGTAGGCCCGATCCAGCCCGGCGCCAGCGGCGCACCAGCAGGACCTCGCCGCCCTCGATCATCTCGCGGACCGCCAGGCCGAGCACGCCGTCGAAGTTAGTGTGCCCGTCTGCGTCGCAGACCGCCGCCCATTCCGCCCACAGGGCGTTCAGCTTCGCCTCCACCCGCTTGTTCGTGCTCCGCGCGCGCGGCCGGATGCCGTAGCCGACAATCGAATTGACCAGCACCTGCACGGCCTTGGCGGCATATGGGTTGTTCCGGCTCAGATCGCGGGACCGTTCGCGCAGCAGCGGTCCATCCGCCCCGACGATGCTGTCGGCGCTGGCCGCCGTCGTGCGCCAGCTCTGCCCGGCCCGGCCGCGCGAGGCGCCCTCGTAGGCCCGAGCCAGGTTCGCCAGCGACACGCGGGCCGCATAGCGCTTGGCCGCCGCCCTCGGGGCGACCGAGGCGAGCGCGCGGTCGAGCAGGGTCAGCCTGACCTTCACCTCGTCCATCACGTGCCCCGCGAAAAGCCGGCGACACCGTAGGTCGGGCGCCGCGCCGTGGCATGCGGCCCGGCAAGCCAGTCCTCGGCCTGCTGCAGCGCCGCTCTCAGCTCCGCGAGCGAGCGATACCGGATCGTGCGCCCGTCATAGGTCACCTCGAGCGTGCCGCTGACGATCGCCAGCCGCAGGGCCGACACGGCAGCCTGCAGGTCCTGCGCTTCCTCTGGCGTGATCGACACCGGCATCAGAGCCACCTTTCAGATTGCCGCGGCATCCACCCCGGCGCCGCCGCCCTCGGCTGCGGCTGCTGTTGCGGTGCGTCGGGCACCGATCGAGCGAGGCTGTCCTCGCGCTCCCGCCACTGATCCGAGGACCAGCGGTCCGCGCCGAGCGCCCACGCTGCAGCACGGGCGTAGACCCGGCAGTCGAGCGCCTCGTTGCGCTCGCGCTCCTTGATCCACTCCCGCTTCTGGTAGCCACGAGCGTCCCGCTTGAGGATCAGCCGCTCGGCCGTCAACTGCTGGATCGTTTCGCCGTCCGCCCATGTCGGCAGATGGACAAACCCGGGCGGGAACCCGTCCTCGACGTCCTCGTCCTCCGGCCGGTCCAGCCGCAGGTCGCGGTAGAGCTCCGTCTTGAACACCGCCGTAGCGACGCTCCACAGCTTCGCCCCGCGCTTGAGCCGCCGGCCCTTCAGGTTCACGTCAACGAAGGTCGGACCATTCACCGGCGTAGCGGCGTCGAAGCCCTGCGCGCCCTTGATGGGCATCACCACGCCCGGGCCCTCGAGCCGCGCCCAGTCGTAGACCCGGGACGGCAGGTATCCGGTGTCGGCCGCGAACCGCTCGATCAGCATCGGCGCGCCGCTTGCGTGCCGGAACGGGCGCCGCAGCAGAGCGGACATTTCCGCCCATGCCTCCGACGTCTCCGGCCCGGTAGCGGTCACCACCCGGTCGATCAGCCAGCTTTCCCGGTCACGCCCCCATGCCCAGACATAGGCCTCGAGCCGGTCCTGCTGCACGTCCATGCCGGCCGTCAGCACCAAAGCGCCCTCGGGCACCTCTCCCTTGCCGATTTCCTCGCGCCGCTCATAGAGCCGGTGCCAGTCCGGCGCGTCCCCGCGCTCGACCCACCATTCCCCCAGGACGGTGTTGCGGAACGTCTTCAGCGCCGCCTCGTCGCCGCGCGCCGCCTCGTGCTGCCGGGCAATCATCGCCCAGGACGTCCAGCCCAGCGGGGAGCAGAGCGCCGAGATGTGGAACCCCGCCACCCGCGCGCGCTGAGCGGCCTCCACCATCTCCGGTGGCGCCGTAGCCTCCCATCGCCCAGCCTCGAGCATCGAGGTCTTGTGCCGCTCCTCAACGAACTCCTCGCAGTGCTCGCACTGGTAGGCCGCCGTCTCCGGCTTCCCCGGCTCCCAGCGCAACCGCTCGAACTGTAGCCACTGCATCGCGCCGCAATGCGGGCACGGCACGAAGTATCGCCGCTGATCCGTCTGCTCCCACTCGCGCTCGATACGCGACCGCCCCTGCACTGTCGGCGTCGACGTCAGGAATATCTTCCGCCTTTGCGCGAAGGTGGTGGTCCGCGCCAGCGCCAGGGCGACCGGATCGCCCTCGCCCTCCACGTCGCCCGGATAGGCGTCCACCTCATCCAGGAACAGGAACCTGGCCGGCATCGACCGCAGGCTGGCCGCGCTGTTCGCGCCGACCATCGCCAGCACCCCGCCGGGGAAGCGCTTGTACCTCTTGGTGTTCCCGCTGTCCCGCGAGCGCGCCGGGGCGATCAGTGCCCGCACCGAAGGCGTGGACTCGATCATCGGATCGATCTTCTGCGCCAGCACCTTGTCCAGCGTGTCGAGCCCGGCCTCGACCAGCAGGAAAGGCCCCGGAACGTGATGGATCACGTAGCCGATCCAGTTGATCCCGGCCTCCGTCGCGCCGATCTGCGCCGACTTCATGAACACGATCCGCTCGGCCGGGTTCGACACCGAGAGGCAGTCCATCACCTCGCGCAGATACGGCACCCGCGAGGTCCGGTAGGGGCCGGACTCCGATGCTCCGCGCGACGTCAGGATCCGGTGACGGTCCGCCCATTGCGACACCGTGAGCACCGGGTCGGGCGCGAGGCCCGAGAGCCATGCCCGCCGCAGATCGTCCGCACCTTCGAAATCCATGCCTTACCCAAGCGAGACCTTAACCTCCGCGAGACTCGCCAGATGCTCCCGCAGATGCCGGTCCAGCACCTGCTCCGTCTGATGCTGGTCGGCGCCGAGGTCGGCCGCGATCTGCGCCGCCACCCGGGCCGGCCACGCCAGCCAGGCGTCCCGCTCGCGCCGGGCGAGGTCGAAGATCAGCATCTGCGCCTTCGCCTTGTCGACCGTCTCGCCCTTCTCGCGCCGCAACTGCTCCCGCAACAGCTGCGTCCGAAGGACCTCCTTTGCCGTCCGCGCCTTGGCGAAGGTCACCGCCTCGCCGTCGCCGCCGACCCCGGGATCCGCTTTCCCGGCCCGGAGCGTCTCATGCATCCCCGCCAGCGCCGCCGATGGCACCGTCCGGTCAGACATCCCGGTTCCGGCCACAGGCCGCACCTGTGCCGGATCGGACCCGGCCGCCCATTCCCGGTCCGCCTGCGCGACGTCGATCGTCCCATCCCCGAGCACCGTGATGCGCCCATTCGAGATGGCGCGCCGCACGGCCGCCTCCGACACGCCGCGATGCTTGGCATAGGCTCGGCGAGACACGCCCATGGCCGGCCCCCTTCAGGTCCCGATGAACTCGGCCAGATCGGCCGCGGTGAACTCCTGGTCGGCGAGCCGCGGCCCCTTCGCCGCGGCCGCGCGGCGCGCCCTGGGCGCCTCGACCTCCTCCGGGTTCTCCAGGAAGCGATCGTAGACCGACCGGATGATCGCCCGGTTGTCCTGCGAGCGCCCGCTTTCATCCCAGAGGGCGTCGAACCACTCCGCGTAGAACCCGGCGATGCCATCATCGACCGACAGGTCGAATTGCTCCGTCCGCAGGTTCTTGTTGAGGTTCATGCTCGAGCGGAACGCGGCCGCGCCACGCTCCCCCGACACCACGATCACCTTCGCATGCACCGACATGCACCGGAACGCGTCCGCGCCCAGCACCTCGATCAGCGGCCCGGCGAACTTGGGCGACTTCTCGAAGGTCCCGCGGTCGAGCAGCATCCGGCACTCCGTGATGCGCCCCTGCACCCGGATATCCCGGGCGCGCTGCACGTCGTAGACCCCGGTCGTCCAGGTCGAGACCCGCACCACCGCAGGGCCGAGCTCGTCCACCATGTGCTCCATGGCGTCGATCGCCGAGAATTGCCCCGCGGTCACGCCGGTCACATGCACGCCNNGGCTCGAGCCGGCCGAGCACCTGCGCCGCGGTCCCGGTCCGGTGGGCGACCTTGCGGATCTGGCCGGTCGCGTAGCGCAGGGCCCGAGGCGCCTTGCCCATGTCACGCCGCCTCCCGCTGCGCCGCGACCTGATCGAAGGTCTGCCCGGTCGCCTCAAGGACCGCCTCGCCGGAGGCGTACTCCTGCCAGCGGCGGACGATGACGTCCACGAACCGCGGGTCCAACTCCATCAGCCGGGCCGCGCGCGACGAACCGTGGCACGCGATCAGCGTCGAGCCGGAGCCCCCGAACGGGTCGAGCACCACGTCGCCCGGCTGCGTGCTGTTCTCGATGTTCCACAGCACCAGGGATACCGGCTTCATCGTCGGGTGTTCCGCGTTCCGCGACGGCTTGTCGAACCGCAGGACGCTCTCGTCCAGCGTCTCGACCGACAGCCCCTCGCCGCGGATCACCGCCACCTGGCCGCCCAGGTCGATCTGAATCGTCCCGTCAGGCATCACCCGCAGCGGCGCCCGAGCATCCTCGATGACCGTCGTCTTGTTCCGGCCGCCGTGCCACGAATGCGCCGCGCCTGGCTTCCACCCGTAGAGGATGGGCTCGTGGCGCCACTGATAGTCGGACCGCCCGAGCACGAGGCTCGGCTTCACCCAGACCAGGCACCCCGACAGCTTGAAGCCCGCGTCGCGGAAGGCGCCGCGGAAGGCATAGCCCTCGGTGTCCGCATGGGCGACGTAGATCGGCCCGCCGGCCTTGAGCACGGAGGCCGCGGCCGAGAACGCCGCGGTCAGAAACCGCCGGAAGCTCGTGGCGTCCATGGCATCGTTCAGGATTTTCCCGGCGGTCCCCTCATAGTCCACGTTGTAGGGCGGATCAGTCCAGCACGCGTCGACCTCGATGCCGTCGCAGAGAGTCGCGACCTGCGCCGCGTCCGTCGCATCGCCGCACATCACCCGGTGATGGCCCAGCACCCACACATCCCCGGGCGCCGAGACCGGGTGCGACGGCACCGGCGGGACCGACTCCGGGTCGCCAAGCGGCGGCGGAGCGCCATCGTCGCCGTCGATGCCGGCCAGCAGATGAGCGATCTCGGTCTCGGTGAAGCCGGTCACCTCGAGGTCGTAGGACTCAGCCCGGAGCGCAGCCAGCTCGCGCGCCAGCTTGTCCTCGTCCCAGCCCGCGTTTTCCCCGATCTTGTTGTCCGCGATCACCAGCGCCCGGCGCTGCGTCGGCGACAGATGGTCGAGCACGATCACCGGCACTTCGGCGAGCCCGAGATGCTGCGCCGCCATCAGCCGGCCATGCCCGGCGACGATCACGTCGTCCGACCCGACCAGGATCGGGTTGCAGAACCCGAACTCCGCGATGGAGGCGGCGATCTGCGCCACCTGCCAGTCGGGATGCACCCGGGCGTTGCCCTCGTAGGGGTTCAGCCGGGAGACCGGCCAGGTCTCGACCTGCATAATAAATCCTAATGCGAACTCGATTTAGGGCCCTCACACTGGCCCCCCTTTGCGCGAAGCCCCCC